ATACGAAGGGACTCATCTTGCGTCGTATCTTCCCCGTACGTCGTGCCATAGCTCGGGAGACCTCTCTCTTTGCCATTTCAGCCTTCTCGAGCCACACATTAAAGCTACTATCCCCGATGAGCATCAGCCACTCAGCGAAGGCACGGCACACCAGGAACTCGTGTATCCAGTTCTCCGCATAGGTGAGCGTATGCCGTGACATGAGCGAAGGTACAATCATATTGAGGGTGTACTCCTCTCGCTCTGTGTCGAGCACGTCGTCACGTTGGTTCATCTCGCACCCGCATCCGAGGTCCTCCAGCAGGGGGGAGCGTGTGTAAGGGTAGAGTGCTTCCTGGATCTCGCTGAATGAAAGGTCCAGCACACGCGCAATGCGATCGACGTTGCCCTCTTCGCCTATATCGAAGGTAAGATGATTATCTACGTCGGGTTGCTTGTCCGACTTAGCCACACCATAGATATAAGCGATGTTGCGTATATCGTATATGAGCTCATCTGTATAGAAGGTGAGCGCAGCCCGCTGGTGATCTCCGTCGAGGCGTTCCGTAATGAGGCGGGCGTTAAGGTCATGAAGGTATGTTCGTCTCTCCATTATTCGTAGGGGTTAGCTGGTCGGGTAGGGCGTATGCGTCGCGATGAAGCCTGCTTCATCTTGTCGAGGTCAGCTTGTGCGAACTTGCTGTATGCACTTGCCATTTCGTCCTTCATCAGTGCGTACCACTCCGACAGGCACGTGTGGACCAGGTAGTGGTGGATAGACTCCTCTATATCCTTGACTGCTGGGAGGAAGAAGTTGTCGGGGAGTCGTAGCGAGAAGGTGAGGGCCTCTTCGTCCTTTGGCACATTGTCTACGGACGTCGCTGTATTCTCCTCTGTGAGGTAGAGGTGCAGACGCTGGCGCAGGCTTGCGTCGGATGCTTTGACCGCACGAAGGATAACCTCGCGACTCTCTCCCTCTACGTCAAGCTGGGACAGGCTTACCGCCCGTGCGTCTTTGTCTTGCGATAAGTCGGCCTCCCCAAGCAGGTGCGCTTGCAGGGCCACCTGGTAGTAGACCTCGGGGAGCTTGATAGTAATCGTTACATTCTGCATATTGGCTTAGGCTCTTGTGGGTGCAACTGGTGGACGCTTGTAGTGCAGCTTCTTTAGCATAGCGGAGAGGTGCGTGCTCGCCTCCTCGGCAGCTGGCGCGCTCCCCTCGGGATAGCTTGTCCGATACCATTCCGACAGCACAGCCATAGTGAGGTAGCTGTGTATGCCAGCTTCTATTGCTGGGATAGCTCCGTCGTCGAAGCGAGTGCTCACGCTGAGCTTCACTACGAAGTTCTCTCCCAGCTCTACTGCACGGCCTACCGACATGGCGGGGTGCTCCTTGATGTACCCACGCATCCCTCCTATCAGGGCATTCACCGCCTCTCTCCAATACCGCTCCAGGAGCTCACGGCTGCTATCCGTAGGGAGCAGTCGGTCGTATGCCGTGGGGTCTTTGTCGATGAGCTTTGACGCTTGGTAGCTGGCACTCTTCTTGACCTCATTATACACCAGCACCTTGCTTACATTCAGTGTGATCTCTTTCATATCCTTATCCTATTAAGCCTCGGAGCAATGGTAGCCACAACTTCCTCGACACCCACGCACCGAGGGCGAGTGCAATAGCGAGCAGGGGCGCAAAGGCTTTGAGTCGCATAGCCTGCCACGCAGTGAGCTTGGCGGGGACTTCCACAACCTCGGTGATGCGTACGCTATCCACTCGTCCCGTATTGATAGTGTCAATACGCCAGCGGTCACGCCAGCGGTACACCTCTTTGACCTTGTAGATAGTATCGCCCGCCTGCTTCTCGGTGAGGTAGATGCTATCGTGTACGTAGATACTATCGAGGCGCATGCGGTCACGCCACTCTACACGGGTGCGCTCCATGGGGACGACACGCACCTTCGGCGAGCAGGACGTGAGGGCGTAGCCTATCAGTGCCACGGCTATAATCACAAGGAGCGTCTCCCACCACTCTAATCTATTTGTTTTCATATCTCTCTGTATTTATGATGAGGGGCGAGGCTCTGCACCCCGCCCCCTATCTGTTAGTTATCCCCCTCCATTTGCTGGCGAAGGGCTTCATCGTCCTCCGCCTTCCACTGCTTCTCGAGGGCGAGCGCCTCCTCCTCGGGCGTGAGCACCCACAGATGGGCGTCATCCTTTGGGCAGTAGCCGAAGCGGACTACGATGCGATGCTCGGCATTGACGTATAGATAGCCAGCGACCTCTTTAAGTTCAATCTCCATACTTATATCTGTTATCGGAAGGTTAGTGCAAAGCCCTTGGCGGTGGCTTTCTGTGCATACGCTCTCGCCTCGGTGGGGTGTGCAGTCTGCCAAGCACTTGCAAGTGTGATGCTCTTACCCGTAACCTGCTGGAGGTTATCGACTAAGTACTTCACGCTCTCCACTGATAGGTTAGCGCACGCGGAGAGATCAAGGTCAACCTTTAGCCCCTTGACGCGTAGCTCCTCGAGGGACGCACAGCCACTAAACGCCGAGTTTACATTTGTCGCCCTTGACAGGTCGATATCCCCAGTCACTATACGCAACTTATCACAGCTGCCGAACAGGAGTGAAGCATTTGTTATCAGCCCGCCCGAAAGGTCAAGCGTGACGCTCTGTAGGGATGTACAGCTATTGAAGAGGCCTTGAGCGACCTCCAGCTTTGGAGCAGATCCAACGGTGGCAGACACGAGCGCCTGGCAGTTGCTAAACAGCCAAGTCGCGTTTGTGAGTGCAGGAAGGGCTCCTATTGTCGCCTTGGCCAGCGACGTGCACGAATCAAATGCCGATGTCGCCGTTCTGACCTCTCGGAGGCCTGGAAGCTCTACCGAGCGAAGCGACGGGCACCGCTGAGCGTAGCTGTCGATATACAGCGCTTTCTCGATGCCCTCAACAACGGGCAGTTGCGAAAGGCGTGGATTTTGTGCGAACATATTTTTCAGACTAACAGGACGGAAGGTCTCGCTTACCTCCATTGGTGGGTAAACATCGTCCATCCACCCAGAGAATTGCTGCTCCCTGAAAATTGAGATCTTGCTGTATGATAGCGCAGCGATCTTCGTTTCCAGCGTTTCCAGTCCGTCGTCGTCGGAGACCTGCGCTCCCTTCGCTCGCAGGGCGTTGATTATGTTGCGTCGGTTTCTGTCAAGCTCCATGAGCTGATCTGCCGATAGGGTTCTCTCGTTCATAAGCGCTTCAGTGCCTTTATTTATTCGATAGAGGTATTGGGTCGTCGTTGCATTGATTGCAGCATACTGCGCCTCGGTTAGCTTGGTGGTATCCTTGGTGGTCTTAAGGTAGATGTCATAGGCGCTGTCGCCCTTTTCACCCTTTGGCCCAGCGGGCCCAGTAGGTCCAGCGGGCCCACGCTCTCCAGCTGGTCCTCTCTCGCCAGCAGGACCAGTAAGCCCTCTCTGTCCTTGTGGGCCAGTTGGACCAGCAGGGCCAACGGGACCCGCAGGGCCTGGAGGGCCTTGCGGACCTGGGCCCCCCTGATCGCCCTTTGGACCTGGGTCACCCTTTGGACCTCTCTCTCCTGGTGCGCCTGGATTCCCCGGAGCACCTGGAGTACCAGGTGTTACTGCCCCTCCTCCATTCTTAGGGATCAACTCCTCCGCGAACTGCGCCTCCGTCTTGGTGTACCCATGCTTCACAAGGATATCATAGGCACTCGCACCACGGAGAGCTTCCAGCACCTTGGCTGTTACCTTTACAGGCGTCTCGTTGCTCCCATACTTCGTTATCTTGCAGATGGGTATCACCACCTCATAGTCGTGGTAGCCATCGTGATACGCTTCGTCAGGGATGCGTCCCTTAGCTGTCATCACACATACGCCTAAGCCAAGGTGTCGCGTGACATCTGCCGTCATCTCGATGATAAGCGTGTTGCCGCTTATGCTCACGGGTGGTGTAGCACAGAGTGCGGTCCTCTCGTTGGTCACACTCACAGCGAGGTTTTCGAATAGTGCTGGGTCAAGCACCTCCCCCGACGGGTCTTTGATGAACTCTACGGGGATGAGCTTGTCTGTGCCTCTCTGGACAAGCTGTAATCCCCCCTTCGTCCCTGTTTCTGCTCTTCCGAATAGGCTCATAGTGTATTGGGGTTAATAGGTTTCTTCATCGTCGTGTATCTCTTTCCGTCGTACTCCAGCACCTGCCCTCGTGGCGTCTTGTTTTTACCCGCAATGGATACGTGTATCCACTCACTACGCCCCTTGGGGTGCTCCCATATCAGCTGATCGAAGCCCCCATGATCCCAAATGATATGGAGTAGCTTCTTCAGTAGCTTTCGGTCGTGGGGTACGATGTCTGCAGCCTGCCCCATAGTGTGCTGGCTTTCGGGCTTGCCACCTACGGCAGAATTAAGACCCTTTTCCCCACCCGAGCGGAAGCCCGAGGTGACAATGATAGGATGCCCCAGCTCCTCACGGATACCGTCAAGATATTCCATGAGCATATTGAGGTGCATGATCTGATCCTTATTGGGGTCGTTGGGGATGCCGAGACGGATAGCGGTGTCGCTGTGCGTCATCTCTGACAACGAAAAGTACTTGCTCATAGTCGTGTCGGTATTACTCTTCTCCTTCTTCTCTCTTTACTCGCTCGACAAAGATCTCTCGGATCTCTTCGACGTCCTTGTTGCGTATTGCACTCGCCCCCTTCACGAAGCGTCGCATACTCTTCTCCATGCTCTGCGTGACGTTCTTAGGACTATTCTCCCAAATACTCGTGAACTCCGTATGTACGATAAGTAGCGTCACCAACATTGATACGTATGGGAGCTCATGCATGTGAGCGTATGACCACGCATCAGACATAAGCAGAATTCCATCGACAATGCCTGCAAGAGCCACACAGAAGTAGTACAGCACAAGTCTGATGACGAATGAAGCGTAGCCCTTGCTTGACGCTCCGTTCCCGAACTTCTTGGCTAACTTCTTTGGGTCTCCCTCCAGCTTTCCCTCGCTTACGATGATGCGAGCCTGCTTTTCGTCGAAGCGTTTGTCTCGCATAAGCGCGGACGCAAGGTCAAGGAAGCGGGCGATAGTAACACTCGCATAGCAGAAGATGCCGATGACCGCTGCGTGCGTTATCTCCGTCTTGGAGAAGGCGTCAGGGTCGAAGAAGTCGATAATACTCATAGTCTTTGGTTTTGGTTGGTTAGGTTGGTGCTGGTTAATAGTTGTCTCCCACGACAATGAATGAGAACCAAATGTCATCATATACCCCGTTGTCGTGGTTTGTGCGTATCGTGAAGTAATTGGGCGAGTGCTCTACGTAGCTGGCGTTGTGCCCACCATTACCCGATGCGTTGCATATCACATTGTAGCGTGTGTGTCCCAGCGTGTGGTGGATCTTGTACATACCTTGACCAATACGCTCTACTCGCATGGAGTCCTTCTTTGCTCCCCACGCATACTCAAGGCGCATCGTCCTCGGATTTACTCGGCCCGAAAGCAGAAGCCCAGGGATGTCGATGTCGCCACGGATCTGCACAATGGGCTTGTTTAGCTTGTTCGAGATACGCACGAAGCGAGGGCTTGCACCCCACATGCCCATGAAGAAGAGAGCCCCTTCGTCTCCGATGTAGACGCGGCAACGTTCGTTACGTGTGTCGCTGAACTCGAGCGTGCGGAAGTCGTGGGTATAGGTATCAGGGAGCTTGCCACCAAATAGCATTGAGGCAATACGCAAGACCTTGCCGCCTTCCATAACTTCCATCTGGCCCCAATGACCCGTTCCGTCGTGGTTGATCTCCACCACACGCTTCTCGCCTGTAGTGCCGAAGCCCGTCACGCCAGCAGCAAAGGCGGGGAGAGAGGTGTTAGCAGATCCTGCGAAGAAGCTGCGCACCTGCTTTGTCCTCGGATCGCGTGCTGCAATAAAGTTGGTAAGTACAAGCCCGCCATAGATGTCGGTAGTCCCGTCGGTGATAGACGTTCGTAGGTAGTCGAGTAGTCGTGCATTGTCCTCGATAGCCTTTACCTTCTCGTCGGTATAGCTCTTCGACTTGTTCGTCGCCTGATTGGCTGCGTCGTCCGCGTACTTGCGGACCTCTCCGTCCTTCTTTTCGGCTTCGGCTACCGCTTCGCTCTTGGCTTGTCCTGCCTTCCCGTCGGTGTAGCTCTTCCCTTCGTTGTGCTTGCTGTCGGTGTAGTTCTTTGCGCCCACAAGGGTAGCCGATGCTTGGCTGTCGATACGCTTGGACGTAGTCTTGTCGCCAGCGTCAGCGTATTGCTTTGCGCCATTGAGAGCCTCGCCTGCCTTCCCGTCGGCATAGCCCTTAGCCTCTACCGATGATATGTAGTCGTCCAGGCGCACCCAGTGAAGAGCGTTGAATGTCGTAGAGGCTTCCTTAGCGAAGAGTGTAGTCCCTCGTGGGTAGTTCACGCCTCCGATAGAGTTGGCTTCGGTCATCACCCAGCTGTCCCCCACCTGGTAGGAGGTGGGCTTCTTTAGGTGTGTGGTCGTCTTGCCGTCGGCAGCTGCCTTGGCCTCCTTGGCAAGCTGCAACGCTTTCAGGCTGTCGCTGTCTACGATCTCCTCCCATGTATAGGAGGGCGTGTATCTCCAGCTCTTCCCAGCGTTGGGGCTCGGCGACTTATCCAGCGAGGTGAAGGTGTCCCCGATGTGAGCCTTCTTGTCCTTCTCCGTCGTCCACTGCGACGTCGGTGGGGTAGTGGCAGAGGGCGCGCCATTGAAGTACCAATTAGATACCTTCCCGTCGAGCTGCTCCTGCATGCGCTCGAGCTTCGCATTCATTTCGGTTACCCCCGAGAGCCCCGTCGTCAGCTCACCTCGCAACGCCTGCACCTGCGCCTCGGTGTACTCTCTCCCTTCCTGCACCTTGCCATCTGCGTAGCCTTGAAGGGTAGTAATCACCGCATTGGCCTTATCCTCTAAGGAGCGTCCCGCCTCCGTGAATTTGCTGTCAGTGTAGCTCCGAGCACCTGCTGACTTGGTATCGACGTAGCCCTTGAGCCCGTTGGTCTTGTCGTCGGTGTAGCTTCGAGCCTGTCCTAAGATACCCTCGAGTATGGTATCAGCATCAGGACCACCTCCAGCACCTCCTCCCGTGAAGGAAACCTTATACCCTCGGATCTCCTTACGTACTAAGTCGATGACGAACTCCCCGTCAGGCGAGATGAGCTTGTCGATGCGGATAGCTGCCGCTGGTATCTCCACAAGCCCGTACAGAGGCGTGAACACTCTGTTGGGGAGCGAGCTAAGCATACCGACAAGTAGGTGGTAGTAGCCTTCCTCGCCTTCCATAGGCTTGAAGCCATCGCTGGTGACGAATGTCCCCGTGTTGTCGGTCTTGCTGCATCGTGCATACACATAGAGGTTGCGTACTGCATCATCTACATCCACCTCGATACCTGGCACGTCCCACGTCTTGTAGTCGGAGAGTGGTCTGTCGGGGCGCACCCCTTCGATCCCCATGGTGAGGTGGCGAATGACGCCAGCTGGTACGGATAGCTTCTTATATGTATTCGAGTAGCGGACCACATGCTCCACGCGTCGTGTACTCGTAGCCGACTCTACAAAGAGCCACTGCAAAGAGGGGTCCCCCTGGAGCAGACGCAGAACACGTGCCGTAAGTGGGCTGATGCTGTCGTTGAGCTCGGTGCGTATTCTGTGCTCGATATTCGCCTCGGGTGGCAGGTGCTTAGCGGGTAGTAGCCCTTCGGTGTCGAGCGGTGCAATACCATTAGGCTCACCCACACGATCTCGTAAGCTCTCTACCTCGGAGCGAAGACGCGCCAGCTCAATAGAGCTTACTCCGCCTCCTGGAACACCTGGGTAAGGGCTTGGATCAGGGCGCAGCTCCGTTACGTCGTTGCGTGGTGCGTCGCCCCATCGGAGTCGATGCTTATCCCACAAGAGCTCCTTGCCGTCGACAACCACATAGTCGCCTTCCACGCCTCCCTGTGGGAAGCGAGAATACACATCAAGCAGCGTAGCGAATACGCCTAAGTTCACAAGCCTTGCTTTCATTATTCCATTAGTGTCTTACTGGTTTCCATTAGTGCCTTGGCCTGCTCGCTATTGCCCAGCGTGAGCGCGGTGAGTGCCCCGGCATAGTAGACCACGGCCTCCCGCAGACGCTCACAGATCGTGAGCTTACCTTCTCGGATCTTAGGGCGAGGTAGGTAGCGAGCCTTCTCTACCTGGATAGACTCCCCAGCCTCACAGCTGTATAGCTCCAGCGTTAGCCCCTCGGAAGCCTGGATAAGAGCTACCACGGGCTTCTCGGGGCAACCTCGAACGCCTGAGAAGGCACTAAGCTGTAAGGCATAGCGTGGATCGTCTTCATAGATAGGCTCTGTGACGTCCTTTCTCCAGTCACTCATACGGAAGGTGACAAGACGTAGGAAGTCGGCAGGGAGCGTCATTACGCCACGGCCATAGCCGACGGCACTCTCCCAGCGGATAGTCCCC